ATCTATAAGTTTTTTGTAATAATCTTTTTGCCCTTGCAAACTCGATATTTCAGAACCTTGATTAATAAGCCCAACATCTTGATTCCTAGAATCTATCTTCCCTTGCCTTCTTAGTGTATCTTGATAACGAGTTTCATTGCGATTCCATTCTTGAATATATTTTTTCTGATCCCTTTCTTCTTGAGCTTGATATCGAGCTTCTGAGCGTAAATTAGATATTTCTTGCCCTAAGAAATTAGGAAGAGTTTGATTCAGTAAAGTGTCTAAGGCGCTGGCCATGATATTCCTTAATTATATTTTTTCATTTCTAGACTTTAAGGTGTGTAGTCACCTTGAAGAAAAAGATCGTCTCTCTGTGGATATGCGCCACCACCGCCGCCACCGCCGCCGGGATCGCCACCGCCACCGCCGGGATCCATCTGATAAATTTGCGAGACTAGATTCATTAATCTTTCGCCCCAAGATTGAGTTGATTTACCCACCAAAGATTTCCTACCGCCAAGAATTTCTTCTAAATTAAGCAAACTCATTTCGCTTTGTCTTCTCAATTCGTCAGCACCCTTGTATGCACCAGTTCTTTGCTCCTCAATTTCTTCTTCTCTAGCACCGAAACCGCCAATTTTTTGTCCTATATTTTCCTTTATTGACCCAATGCTACTCATAAGCCCCTGACCCAAGCCATACATCCCGGTTTTCAATTTAGTGCCTATATCGGATGTTTGTTGCTGACCGTATTTGTTAATAGCTCCGTATGCTTCGGAAATTTTTGTAGGGTCAAATTGCTCAAAACCGCTAAAAAGCTCGCTGAATCTTTTGCTTTGAGCTTTATTAAATCCAAATAGCCCCGGAAGTTCCTCCGCGCTAGCTGTATAGTATTTCCACTGGTTTTCACCTACACCAGCTTTTCTTAATAATTCTTGTATTTCTGCGTCAGTCATTTTCTATCCTCCAAAGCCGTATTGTTTTAATATGTCAAGTATATTTTGCTTATTTGTTCTTGGGTCAAAACCCGTTCTTGAATATTGTTTTGGCAATATACTTCTAAAATTTGGATTTTCTAACGCATGCGGATATTTGCCAAGTTTAAATGGGTCTTGCCCTAAAGCAACAGACGAGAAATCCTTCATACCGAAGTTTTTCCCAAAAGCTTCTTGGGATATTCCACTAGCGGCTCCTCCATCAGCGCCCACTTTAGCCTTACTAAGATTTGCTATATATTCATCCATCAAAGTTTTCCTCCTTGATGCTTCAGCTGCCTTTATTGATTCAAAAATCCCTTCTCCCGATCCTATATCTTTAAGTATATCACCTGCGTATTCTGGAGTAAATCCAGCAGCTTTTGTTTGATAAGACGTAAAGGCATCGGTAAGTGCGTTTATAGTTGCTGTGTCATCAAACGTCTTTTCAGCATCACTTAGAAAATCTTCAATTGTTCTGGCTTGAGACCCTAATTTTTTCGCAGAAGTGGAATGGAAAAAAGTATCTGGCGCTTTTGTTTCCAATGCTCTGAATGGGTCTTTTACCCTTTCACCAAACGGAGAAGACAAAGTAAAACGATGGGTTTTAGTGTAATCTTGCAATGGTTTGCTAACCGCAGAGCCAATCGGGGTTCCAGTCATCCAGTCAACAAACTTAGTAAATAATCTTGATGCACTACCGCGTTTCTTTGCTTGACCCATCCCTCTTTCGCGTTCCTTCGCTTCTTCTTCCAAGGCAATTTCATACTCTCTTAAGGCTTTTAAATCATCGGCTCCAGCCTTTGTAAGTTTCATTCCCTTCACTCCAAATTCTGATCTTTGCCCGCCCTCTATTTGTTGCAATAATTCTGCTAATGTAGCCATACTAACTCCTTGTAAATTCTAAATAATACCAAGCACCAAGCTCTTTTCTATATAGCCTTAGCTTACCATCTGGTGTCTTAACAATCCTTTCCTCACCGTCGTTCCCAGAACTCGTGGAAGGATATCCTCTTTGCAATTTAGTCGCAACCGCTTTAGAATTGTATAAAAATCTTTTTTCTCTATCGATTGGCATTTATGATCCCCTTGTATACGCAACTCTTTTATTAGACATTGGTCTATACTCTACCGCAATATTATTAATATTATAAATACTGCTTCCACTTGCATTAATAAATATTTTAAAAGAAGATGCTAATTTTGGTTCAGGAAAACCACTATTCATAAAATTAAATCTATTTATATCCATATCTCCAGAAGTTGATGGGAGTGTTCCAATAGTTGCTGTACCCTGCGCTACTCCTTTATCGTCCGTATAAGAATAAACTACTATGCCAGCTGCGCTACTACTATATTCAATAATAACTCCATATATTTTTTTTACTATATTTGGCAATCCAAAATCATCATCTTTTAACGCTATAGTCAAAGTAGTCCCAGCATCTGGTTCGCCATCGTAAGAAACTATTTCAGTTAAACCAGTTACAGCGGTCATCTTATTATATGCATCTGTTATAATATTACTTTTATTTGAATCGGCAAATAAATCTTCTATGAAAGTAAATGCGCCATTATTAAGATTGCAAACATAGGCATCGCCATTATCGGATGCTTCATTATTTGCGTCCCTCACAACACATAAATGTTTATTTACAGGTTCATATCCAATCATTGTGTCGCTGTTGACAAAATCTTTCCAATCTGATTCAAGTATTTTAGTTTGTAAATTAGTAATTTTCGATCCATCATATAAATACAAACCATTTTTATTTACCCAACAAACTCCTGCGCTTGTTTTGACTACCGCTGCATTAAATTCAACTCCTAAATTCTTATGTTCAGATTCTAAAAACCATTGAGTGTCAGAGCCACTGCCAATATTAACAACATACAAGGTTCTTTCTTTGAAGGCAAGCAATCTATCGGCAAAAGATTCAAGCTTAATAAAACTTTCTCCATCATTAGTCCCTATATCAATAAAATTTATAGGAGGGAATGTATCAAATCTATTAATTTCACTATACATTAATCTATCAGATTTAACTTCAGTCTGTCCAGAGTCATTGACAGATTTAACATAAGCTATAAACTTTCTTCTATTAGCGACTACGCTTGTCTTGTATCCTTCTCCTGCAGCGCCAACAGACAAAGTTGAAAGATCAGAAGGATATCCATTAATCGTAGCATACGTATCTACATTGTTCTCTGCAATATTGACACCGCAATCCAAATAAGCAGCTTGATCGTATGTCGTTTCCCATCCAGTATAATCTGAATCTAAAGTTGTTCTACATCCATTCGTTAAAGATATATCTATTAAAAATTGCCACTCGCCTTTTTGGGTACTATCTCTACAATAAATTCTTCCCCCTGTAACCCTATCGGCATATCCATGAGACGCAATAACAGTACAACCTAAGTATTTACTAGCTGCTACAACAATAGTCCCCGTCATAACGGTGGGTAACGATTCTTGATTTCCATCATATATAAAAGTTTGAGCAAATTCATAAGTAGCAGCTGTAAAGGTTCCGGTTCCTGTTACCACCACTTCCAGATTAAAACCTAAACCTGCATCTGGGGCAATTTGTCCAGTAACTGAAGAACCCACACCCCATGATTCTGTTGAATCTAAAACAAGTGTAGTATTATCATTTCTCGATGCAATCCCTTGCACTTCACTACCGTCTTCATTTATAGCTACATACAGACCAGCGTCAAACTGAACATCAAAAGTGCTAGTGTAAGTTGTCCCGCCAATTCCTATATTTAAATGATCGACGCCTGCGCTTTCAAACTCTAATCCCCTTGCCACAGTTAAGACTGGAGCAACAATTCCAGTACCAGCTGTTCCAGCAAATGGAGCCAAAGGAGGTGCGCTAGCAGTTTTCCAACCAGTTACATTTTGCGCACTACCTCCACTAACATTTAACTGACTACCATCTCCATCTATCCATAATTTTCTAGTTATATAACCATACCATTTAACCGCATTCCCAGCTCCAAAATTGGTATCACATATCCTTACAACGCCATCTGCTAAATCATATATGACAGCACCGCTAGCGGTGGAGCCTAAGTCTATATTGCCTCCAGTCCCCCTATTTACCCAAGACCCGCCAGCGTCAAAAATATCTATTTGTGTATCCGAATCATCATCTGTATCTGCTAAAAAAGTTCTAACAGTGGGAGTATTTGTACCGCCAGCATTATAATCAAATGTAGCCTGAAATAAGCCATAACCAGCAACCGTAGCATCTACACTTGGATCTGTATAATTAGTATCATTATCAGCGGCTTTTCCGCAAGACTTTATCATACCAAATTCGTCTATAACAACATTGCTTGCTATCGATAACTCAGTATCCCGAATAGACCTAACATGATCTTTAGTATTTAAACCACCATCAAATCTATCATATGTTTTAAATTGTTTAGGCATTATTCCTTTAACTCGAAATGAACTAAATCATCAAATTTATTATCTTTAGTTTGGGTATCCATATCCCAGTCGCCGCCCCATCTTATCCTTAAACCCATCTGCTTCGCCGTT